AGAGTTGCTTCAACGTCAGCCCTCAGTAGAGTCAACGTAAGAAGATTGATGATATTTTTACACCATAGAATCAAAAACGTAGCAGATACGGTGTTATTCGAGCAAAGTGTTGCTTCAACATTCAACAGTTTTACTTCTAGGGTACAAAGAATTTTAGATTCTGTTAAATCTAATTTCGGTATCACTGAATATCTTGTTGAGCTTGACACAGAAGCAACAGATGAAAATGGTGTTGAGCTAGTTGATAAAAATATTATGTACGTTAAGGTATTTATTAAACCGGCAAGAGCTATTGAATTTATAGCAATCGACTTCATTATCACAAGATCAGATGCTGAATTTTAATTTGGTAACTATTTAATAACAGTAATCATTTAGGAGATTTATAGAGAATGACACAACAATCAACAACATTTTGGAACGAAACATCAATGGAACCAAAAAGAAATTACAGGTTTCAGGTAGATATCGCTGGGAATACCAATGGCGGGAAGTTTTCCGGTATACATTTTTGGGCTAAGACTATAGATACGCCTTCTTTTGATGTTACAGAGGTGGAGCATAACTATTATGATAATAAGTATTATTACCCCGGCCGTGTTGTATGGAATGAGATATCAATGACAATAGTTGATCCCATAAGTGTTAATACATGCTATAAATTAAACGAAACCATCGAAGCGGCAGGATATAATGTAAAAACAAAAACTGATCAGGTAACATCAATCTCTAAACTCAAAGCGTCACAAGCCCTTGGCGATACTATGACAATCACTGTTTATGACGCGGAAGGGGAACAAGTTGAATTATGGACTTTAAAGAACTTTTTTCTTAAATCTGCCAAGTTTGGAACACTAGATTACAGTAGCGACGAATTAAAGCAAGCAGACCTGACAATTAGATATGATTGGGCAACCGTCAAAGGCAAGACAACAGATTCTGAGTTACATGCGACAACAGCATAATAGCCATATGAGAGGAACAAGTGTCAACAGCAGCGCCTTTTTGGAATAGTTCAGATTTAGACCCGGTTAGAAGATACAGGTTTCATTTTTCTATGGGATCAGGTAAAAAAGGGGGTAAAGCCGAAGTTTGGTATTGGGCCAAAACAGTTTCAAAGCCAACCTATGAGGTTAATTCCTCTGAATATCAGTTGGGGAACCATAAATTTAAATACCCCGGTCTTTTAGTTTGGCAAGACATCACCATAACAATTGTAGATGTCGGCGCTAAGGCAGAGTCGTTGATGAAAACAATAAATGATTTTGGTTATTCATCCCCAACAGCAAAATCACCGGGAATCAATAAGGCGAAAACAAATTGTAATATTACACAACATGATTCAGAAGGACAGGCAATCGAAACTTGGACACTTTATAATATTTTTATAAAATCAGTAAATTTTGGAGAATTGGATTATTCTTCTGATGAACTTGTCGAAATACAGCTTACCCTTATGTATGACTGGGCTGAGCTAAAAATGAGCGGCAAAACAACAAAATCCAGCACTAATAAATAGGAGTAAAAATTGAGTAGAAATAGTGATAGGCTTGGAGCGCCTCAACCAAAAGCAGCCGATGTTATTCCAACCGCGACGGAATCAGCATTTGATCCTCTGAACTTTGTAGCACCCACAGAGTTTGTTGAATTGCCATCTAAAGGCATCGGTTACCCAGAAGACCACCCTCTTCACAACCAAGAGACAATTGAAATTAGATACATGACAGCTAAAGATGAAGATATTCTAGCATCAAGAGCCTTGCTTAAAAAGGGTATTGCCCTTGAGAGATTCATGGAAAGTATTATTGTTAATAAATCTGTCAAGCCCGGTGAATTGTTTGTTGGAGACAGAAACGCAATTATTATAGCCGCAAGAAGATCAGGCTATGGTGCCAATTACGAAACTTTGGTAACTTGCCCAGCATGTGGGGCAAAGAACACATTCAGTTTCGATCTTAACAATGTCAAGGTCCACGAACCACTCTTCACAGAAGAGCTTAAAATAACAAGAAACGACTCTGGTACTTTTAATACAATTATGCCTCATACAAAGTTTAAAGTTGAGTTTAAGCTTCTTAGGGGCGAAGACGAGAACTATTTAGCTAATCTTATACAAGAAAAAAGAAAGAGAAAGATTATTGAAACACCTCTATCAGACCAATACAAGCAAATGATTGTATCAATCGAAGGGCATACCGATCATTCGATTATATCAAGATATGTTGCCAATATGCCGACTCTTGATTCAAGACACCTCAGGCTATGTTACAAGTCTATTTCTCCGGATGTAAAAATTGAAAACGAGTTTACATGCCCGGCCTGTGATCACACAGAGGAGGTTGATGTTCCGTTTGGAACGGACTTTTTTTGGCCTAACAAATAAATACCAAGAGGCAATGTATGAGCAGTTTTTTTTGCTCAAGCACTTTGGTGGGTGGTCTTTAATAGAGATATACAACTTGCCGGTTGGTCTTAGGCTGTGGTTTCTTAAGAGACTTGAAAAGCAGTTTGCCGAAGAGAAAAAGCAAATGGAAAAAGCAAGAAAGAAATCTAGATAAATGCCCAATAAGGGCATTTTTTTATTTTAACTAATTATGTTATAAAGAGGATCTAAATATGAAAAATAAGCAAGTTTTAAACGAATCTTGGCTTAAGGCATGGGGTGAATGGAACAAAAACCTTCTTAAGTACATGTATGGCGATGATGTTAAAATGATGGCCACACTAAAAGACCCAAGTATGAAAGACATCTTTACCGAAGAAGAGGAAGAAGAGGGCCCCAAGTTGAAGTTTTCGATAAAGGGTAAGAAGAAAGATGTTAAAGCTTATGCCGATGCCATCATGGCCGAGAAAAACTATCTTGATGCTTATATGGAATATGGAAAAGAACATCCTCAAACCGTTCGAACAAGAGAGCTTCTTGACCAAGCGGTAAAAAACTTTGAAGGAAATACCGGAATCGTATGGCCCTTCAAAGATGAGGGTTAATAAATGGCCACATTAGAAGAAAGAGTAGCGGCTTTAGAAAAAGAGAACAAAGAGCTTAAAAAACAAATCAAGTCTGGGAGCACCGTCACTGGTACTGTCAAAGAGCTTCAGGAATTGGCACAACTAGAGGCCAGAATTGCTGGTATTCAAGGGCAAAAAATAAAGCAACTTGAAATAATGAAAGAAAACTGGCAAGCCTACAGCATGGAAGTCCTCAATAAATATGTCCCCATAGAAGAGGCTCATGAAAAACACGCAGATGATTTGAAAAGATTTTCTGAATTATACGGCGCTAACGCAGACGATATTGAAATGCTCAAAGAGAAGTTTGATGAGCTTACACCAAAATTTAAAGAAGGGGCCCAAATGGCCGATAACTTTGGCGGCAGCTTGGCAAGGCAATTGGGAATGGCTTCAGATCACACCAAGACCCTAGGCGGTAAATTCCAAAAGCTTAATCAAATGATGAATGATAAAGAGGCAAGAAAAGGATTTCAACAGCGAATGGCAGAAATCTTTACTTTTACGAATATGGCAGAGGCTCTGATAAAAGCGGTTACCGAAGTTACATTGGCTTTTGCTTTTGGTGTTGATAAGGCTGTCGCTGCTTTTGTTGCGGCAACTGGTGCCAGCCGTGAATACACATCTCAAATTAGAAATGTGGGCGGAGCAATGATACAATTTGGAATCACAGCCGATGACTCAAAAAAGGCCCTAACTTCTTTATACTCCAAATTCCCGGGCTTCACAGATTTAACGCAAAAAAACCAAGAAGAATTGATGAAAAATGTCGCCGCCCTTGAAAAACTAGGTGTTGCCTCTGACGTATCAGCCGAACTTATGGGCTCTTTAACAAAATCATTCAAAGTTTCAAGCGCAGAAGCTGCCGATATGGTTAAGGACTTGGCATTCGGGGCAAAAGCTATCGGAGTACCAATAAGCACAATGATTTCGGGCTTCAAAGAAGCCAACAAATACCTTGCCTCATACGGTAAGCAATCAGTTGATGTATACAAGGAAATAGCATCCTCTGCGAGAGCCGCTGGTGTTGAAGTTGCTGATGTTTTGGCTCTTTCAAAGAAGTTCGACACGTTCACCTCTGCCGCCGAGACCGCAGCTAAGTTTAGTGCTGTTTTTGGAACAAATCTATCTGCTTTAGAGCTTGTGACCATGGATGTCCAAGACAGGATGCCTTATTTGGTATCACAATTTAAAGCGACAGGTAGAGAGTTCCAAGAGATGGATAGATATGCTCAATTATCAGCCGCACAAATTCTAGGATTTGGGGATGATGTTGAAAAAGCTGGAAAAGTACTTTCGATGTCAACGACTCAGTTTGCCGAATACACGGAAAAGCAAAGAGAAGCCGCAGAGCAACAAAAAGAATACGACCAAATGCTAAAAGATGCTATGCCCGCCCTGATGAAGTTAAAAATGGCCTTTTTAACGTTGGCCACACAACTTGTGCCACTGACAGAGAATATAAATGGCTTTACGCAAGGTGTTTTAGATTTCGCTCAGAGTATAAAAGATTATGGTATCCCGGTTATGGTTGTTTTTGGCATAGGTATGTTTTTACTAGCGAAGTATCTTATTGGTGTTGGTGGCGCTGCGGCGGGGGCCGCCTTAGGTGTTGGACCTTTAGCCGGGGCTATGACTGGGCTTGCAGGTGCCCTTACAGGGTTAAATTTAGCTGCTGTTCCGGCTGGTGCCAATATAACAATTATAGGAAATGCGGCGGCAGGAGCAGGAACGAGAATGGCTCCGCTAATTGCCGCTGTGGGACTTGCTGCTGTGGGACTTGGTGTTATGTTCTTTGGTGTTTCTGATCTAGTAAGAGCATTCGGAGAGTTCCCTAATGCCATATACCCAGTTATTGGAACAATCATTCTTTTAACGGCGGTGATTATTGTTCTTGGAATTGCCGGAATGAAGGTTGGGCTTGGTATGCTTGCTGCCGGTGCGGCCATGCTCATGTTTGGGGCCGGTGTCGGCCTTGCTGCTGCTGGAATCGGTGTTCTAATGATGGGGCTGGCCGGAGTTATTGAGAGCCTATCTGTGTTTGAAAATCTTGGATTGGGGACTGTGGGCGTAATGTTTGGAATTGCGGTAGCAGTTTCCGCTCTGGCAGTATCTTTTGCCGCACTATCATTTGGTATACCGGCTATGCTCGCTCTTGCTGTTGTCCTTGGTACAATGGCTGCTGTTGCTGAGGGTATATCAAAGATCACCGAAAATATTGCCACAATCTCAACAGGCAGCGTAACAGCAGCTTTCACTGGTCTCAAAGAGGCGCTAGAAGTGCTTGATTCTTCTTTAGATGGTAATGTCGAACTCAAGTCAACAATTGAAAACTTAGCCCTAATAACAACGGGACAAAGCTCCCAGACCATCGGCGGAGCAGGCATAACAGACACCGCAGGTGCGATTAAGGATGCCTTCAACAACCTTGGAGAAATGTTCAAACCAACTGTTAAAGTTGAATTGGAACTAAATAATGATAAGCTAGCTGAATTTATTAAAACTGTTAGTGTAAAGTAGTGGAGTGATTATATATGTCTTTTGGGATTGGATACGGAGCAGATGAGTACGCTAAACAAAGTGGTGCTATTTTAGTTTTTAAAAGTGAGGTGGGCGGAGGAGAAATTAGTTTCCCTGCTTTTTTAACGGATTTCAGTCAGAATTTTACATCTGATTGGACATCTGAGAGAGTTTTAGGAAGAAATGATCCAATTGCTACATTTCAAGGCACAAAGAGGACTATATCCCTTGCTTGGGATTTGCCGTCAGCGACATTAAAAGATGCTAAATCAAATCTCAAAAAATGTGGAGACCTAATACAGTTCCTTTATCCGGGTTACACAACACTTGGAGAGCGCTTGCCAGTGGGCCCAAAGGGGGGAAAGAAAGCATCCGCAGCAGAAAAGAAAAACTATCAGAAAGACGTACAAAGGATAAAAAAAGCGAATT